AGTTATTGTTACATTGGTAATTCTGGCGTTTAATTTGTTCCTGTCAAGAAGCGTTCGGAAATTGACCAAATTATACGATGGCCGGATAACGGATCAATTCGACGATGTGAATAGGACGATCGAAGCCATCGACGAGGCAATGGAGATAAATTCCAATCTGATAGTTAATCTTGAGGACTCCGTTACCAGATCCCTGAAAATGACAGGTCAATTGAGGGATGTCTTCGAATGGCATTCACAAACAGAAAAGTTCAAGGTTACGAAAAACCGTGCGCTTGTGACATCGATAGCGTCTCGACTCGATCTCCTTGCCGATTTGGTAAACAATGAAGAGATTATGAAAACAATGGCGATTCTCGCCGGAGTCCAGAAAGATTTACACATGATCAGTCATTAATGCCATTAATGGATTAATAGAAGGGAAACACCATGGCACAGGATGAGCGATCGGCGCAGGTTGGCCGACAGGAAGAGGATGACAAGGAAACTCGAAATCGCGGGGAGCATTCAAATATACCGCGTGAAGCGTTTGACGGCCCGATGTGCCGGTTTACGTGGTGAAGTTCAGGGCGGAGGTCGATCGACCTCCGCCCTTCTTGATTGGGGAAAAATCATCAAAACAACGAGGAGTACACATGAGAAAGAAAAATGATGAATCCAGGATAACTGTTTGGCTGCATCCAACTCGACGGTACAAGAGAAGCAGAATCAAAAATTGCGATTGGTTGACAGCCGAGATGTCGCGCATCAATCGCGGGGAACATCGGTGCGAGATTCGAACTAATGAGACAGGAAATCGGGCCCTTTTCTACGTTGACGGGTATTTTAAGGCAATGACCGGAGATAGTAAAGAAGAATTCGGTCCCTCGATTTGGATCGATTTGAAAAATATCAACTGAAGGGGAAGAAAATGGAAAAGCAGGAAGAAACGACATCGCTCGAAAATGCATTCCAACAATGCGATTGCGATCGTCATGGACATTGCCTCGGGCACGAACGGGAATGTTTCGCGGCTGGGTATAATGCGGCAAAAAAAGAAATCGCCGACATAGCCGCGGTCGCCGAAGTCTTGGAAGATGATAAACAAAACGAAGAAAATGCTACTGCTAATCTCAAATGGTTGATCAATGAATTGCTACGAATATCAGCGATTTAGAGCGACGTGGTATAATTTTCCTTGATTTTGCCGCGGAACGAGGTTAATTTTATATCTGATGGCACTTAAAAAAGATAATCACGGTTGGGTTGTATATAATATGTGTCACAGGTAGAAGGCGAAATGGATGTAACAAAAGAATTAACCTCCCTTCTGCAACAAGCCCTTCGGCTTGAACAATCGGCTTACATTCAGTATCTTTCTCACGCCGAGGTCATCGTCGGCGAATCTTCTCCTTGCATTATAGACCAACTGCGCGACAACGCGGGGGACGAGGCGAAACACGCCGAAGTCCTCCGCGATTTAATTGGCAATTACCTCGTCGAATCACCGACTATGGAAATTGCAGAAACACACCCTGCCGAAGATAATGACACCGTCCTCCAGGTAAATATCAAAGACGAAAAAAGCGCGATAAAACATTACAGCAAGACTCTGCAATTCATTGAATCAAATCCCGATATAGAATATTATCAAACGTATTGGGAAAAGATACGGTCTATCATGATCGAGGAAGAGCAGCATGTAACCGAATTGCAGGTGCTCCAATGGTGATATTATGGCAGATAAATTAGATACTCCAACACAATCACATACTGAACCAATAATAATAATTATGTTCGAGGGTATAAAAAATGTACTGTATCAGGCCAGCAATTTTTAACTGCCCATATCGATGCGACTGTCCATCGACGGAATGCAAACTTAACTATTGTCAGCGAGCAGTTGACGAAACCAACGTCAATCTCGTCGCCATGCATGAGACATTGACGAGAGTCCCTGATTTGATTTCCGCGGCAATTTTTCGCAGCCTTGAACAACTTGCCGAAGTGCAGAAGGTGAAAGCGGCTATCGCCGAGGCAGAAAATGGAAACATACCTGCGGAAAAACCGGAAGAGCCGCCATTGCTGCAGAATGAGGAAAGGGAAACGAGGGCTCGAAGGAAAACGAGGTCTTAAATGGCGCATCCGGGAGGTAGGCCAACTCTCTATAAACCAGAATATTGCCAAGAGATCGTTGCGTTTTTTTCCAAAGACAAATACAAAGAAGTCGATGAGAAAATAACGGCAAAAGGTGTCGAAAAAGTATCTATCAAACGCCTTCCGGAATGCATCCCCTTCTTTTCTGCCTTCGCACGTAAAATCGGAGTAACCGAAGAAACTCTCCTCGAATGGGGGCGTGTTCATCCGGAGTTTTCTGAAGCCTATAAAATCGCAAAAGCCATTCAGAAAGAGTTTCTGATCGAAAACGGACTGGCCGGCCTCTACAATCCGGCATTCGCGATCTTCACCGCCAAGAACATCACCGACATGCGCGACAAGACGGAACGCGAAATCTCCGGAGGGTTGGAAGTTCGTCGAATCGATCTCCCAAATAAAGCGGCAATTGGAGATCCGATAGACATATGACAACTACCACCTGGTCTCCCATCAATAAACGTCAAGCTGCGGCATTGAGTCGCACCGAATTCGAGGTATGCGTCGGAGGAAACCGAGGTGGCGGCAAGAGCGAGATAGGCCGCGCTTGGCTTTGCGAGCCCGAATACATCAACCATCCGCAATATCGTGCGCTTGTTTTGAGGAAGAACGCCGTTGATCTCGAAGACTGGATTTTCAAAATGCGCCGTTTCTCCGGATTCGAGATCAGCGGTTCCCCTACGACAATCAAATTTCCGGGCGGCGGACTCGGGACATTGGGGCATCTCGCGAACAAAGATTCGTGGACGCATTACGTCGGCCACGAGTATCAAAAGATTCTATTTGAGGAAATCAATATCATCCCCGATGAAGAGCGTTATCTCATGGTTCTAGGCTCTTGTAGGTCAAGCATCCCCGAGCTGAAGCCGCAATGCATGAGTTCGTGCAACCCGGGAAATGTCGGACATACATGGGTCAAGAAGCGATTCGTCGATTGTGCTAGGGATAAAACATACATCGATCCGAAGTCCGGATTGTCACGGATCTTTATTCAACTCAAGCTCCAGGAAAACACGGCGCTTCCGAAAGAGTATGAACAAACGCTTCGCCTTCTCCCTCCGGCAATTCAGAAGGCGTGGATAGATGGCGATTGGGATGCACTCGCCGGCCAGATGTTTCCTCGAATGCCGGAGCAGGAAGCTCCGCATACGCTTGACGATCAAGAGTTGATGACGTTCGAATTATCATTCGATTTCGGCAGCAGCGAGACCGGTCATTCGTCTGTAGGGGGCTGGTATACCGATATAGAGAAACGTCCGCATCGCATGTTCACATGGTATCACAAACTCGGACACACCGCCGGCGAACAGGCGATGGAATTGCGTGATTACGTATTGTCGTTCCCGTTCTCCAAAGGGCGCGCTCCGAACAGAGTTTACAGCGATCCGGCGATATTCGCAAAACGCAAGGAGGTTGGAGTCAACGCACAGCCGAAAAGCGTGGCCGATATTTTCGGTGAGATCACGGCATGGGAGTTCGTGCCGGCGCCGAACGATCGCCGCAACGGTTGGCGTGTGGTCAACAACTATTTCGGATGCGATCCGCTAACCAAAGAGGGGAACTCGTTCGCGTGGTCTGGATACAATAATACGTTTTACGATCATTTCCAACTCCAGGTAAGAGACCCTGATGACCCGGACGACATCGCAGAAAACAACTATGATCACGTGTGCGACGAGGCGCGATATTATCTGGCATCGCATTTAAGTACAAAGGGAGAACGAAAGTCGAATGAGAAGAAAATTAGAAGGATGCATTACGAGACCGTAGGTGGACTATTTTGAGGGGTAAAAAAGCCAAAGAATTGCGCCGGATGGCGCTGGAAGCATCGGAACAAAGCGGAGTTTCCGAATTCCGTTTATACAAAGCGGCAAAGAAGACATATAAAATGGCGAAGAAGGTTGATTGAAGAAGTTGATAATGTTTATTAAGGGTGATTTCGTAGTGGATAAAAACGAAAAATCATTATGTTTACTATGTGTTGTAAGTCCTCATAAAAAATCATCTTTATTAATCAGTGGAAATAAAAAATATTGTAGGATTAACAATAGACATTTGCTTCAATATTATTATGGAAATGGTAAATAACAATGCAAGCAATCCTTGACCGTGTGATCGTAAGACCGTATCAGAAAGCAGAAAGAATCGGATCGATAATTCTACCAGAAGAATCGAAGAAACGTCCGAAGCGTGGAACAATTCAGTCTATCGGGCCTGGAAATATCAACCGCGAGACCGGAGAGATGGTTCGCACACAACTCCAACCCGGCGATGTCGTATATTACAATGAGAACGATGGCATCGACTTCCTGGAGAACGGCGATGATCTTGTCTGCATTCTCGAAAATGATATCATAGCGAAGGAGGAATAACCATGGCGAAGATAAAAAAAAGTGGTACATTTCACGGCAAATCAAACAAACTCGGCTATGGTGGACGTGCGGCTCAATTGAAAGCACAAGGTGTTCCTGGTGGAGTAATCGGCAACCTTGCAAGAAAGGCGCAGGCGGCCCCCGGTCAGAAAAATTTTCATGGAGGGAAAAAATCACAAACCCTGAAAGGAATACATAAATGAAAAGGTCCATCACATTCATCTTTGTCATCGGTTTGATTCTCGGAACATTCGCGGCGTCATGGGTGCAGATTCCGGTCACCGGGGTCAACAACTGCATCTATCGAACGTGCCGCATCGACAGCGCATTCGCCGGGCAGACTCGATTTACCCCGTGGTTCGCGTTGGCCGATCAGGAGAATCCGGTAGTGCAATTCCGGTTCAACGACACGACGCATTTGGGATACAGGGGAGACTCCATCGTCTGCTATGCATTTCTGCAGAGAGGTCACCCGAGCATTACGTCGTCCTATGCACCGACCACACAGCCGACGTTGAGTCCGAAATTGATTGATACGATTAACGCGCTCGATACGGCAAACTGGAAATCGAGAACGGTGATTGCAGATAATGACAGCGACATTGCGAAGGGTCTCGATAGTACAGGGACATCCGGATACGGCGTGATGAGCAAAGGGCTGAAAGACCTGTATCGATCGCCATATGGTCGGATTGGGATTACATTCACCGCCGGAACCAAACAGGGGGCGACAAAGGCGGCGCTATTCTGGGTCGATTTGATTCAAACCAAATATTGGAAAACCGATTTGTACCCGAGGGAAAGGCCTGATCCGCAATGACGACACAAGAGTTGAGGGAATTACTCCCTAATTATTTCAGCAATGCGGTGCGCCGCGAAATGATTGATGATATCGAATCGAAACAGCATCAATATTTAGGAAACGAACAAATCGAAGAGGAAGACAATGATTTAGAAGATCTAGATCCCGCAGGAGCCGAATGAAATTTTCTTGCCCATAAATAAAACGGAAAAAGGAATATGGCAACAATAGAATTCGAAGACGAAGAAGGCGGAAGCAAAGAAGACAAGATTCTTTCTACTGCTCTCAAACGCTTCCAAAAGTGCGAGGAATCGATGGTCGATATCCGGCGTGAAATGCTGGACGATCTGAATTTTGTTGCCGGAAACCACTGGAATGAGATCATCAAGAAAGATCGCACCTCGCCCGGGCAAGAGAGGCCATGTTTGGTCATCGACCGTGTTACTCCGGTCGTGAATCAGATTGTCAACGATTACAAGCGGAACCGCACGATGATGAAGGTTCGGCCGGCGAATGATGATGCAACCGAAGTGACTGCCAAGATTATCGACGGAATGGTGCGTCATATTCAGTACAATGCCGATTCGACGAATGCAATCGACATGGCGCTCGAAAGTTGCGTCCGCTGCTCTCTCGGATTTTTCCAGATCCGAAACGATTATGATGCCGAAGATAGCATGAATCAAGTGATTCTGATGGATCGCGTCGAGAACCCATTCACGGTATATTTCCCGATTCATCTTTGCAAGCAACCCGATTTCTCTGATGCTCCATATTGTTTCATCACCGACGATGTTCCGACGGAAGATTTCAAAGAAGAGAATCCGGGCGTCGATTTATCATCGTGGAAGGGAAGCGGAATCGGAGACGGAAACAACAAATGGCTGAATCAGGATTTTGTCAGAGTGGCCGAATATTTCGTTCGCGAGGAAACGAAGGCCAAACTTTATATGCTTTCTGACGGAACTGTCGTAGAAAACAAAGAACAGATTCCAGAGGGGCTGACGATCGTTAAAGAGCGTGAAACCACTAAATCGAAGGTCATGTGGTATAAGCTCTGCATGTCCAAAATACTGGACAGCAAAGAGCTTCCGTCAAAATGGATTCCGGTAATCCCGGTAATCGGTGGTGAGATCAACATCGAGGGGAAGAAGCACTACATTTCAGCCATCAGATTCGCGAAAGACCCCCAGCGAATGCTCAACTATCTGAAGAGTTGCCAAGCTGAACGCATAGCGCTTTCCCCGCTTGCCCCATGGATCGCAGCCGAGGGACAGGTTGAAGACAACCATGATATTTGGGAGGCATCGAACCGAAAAAACATTGGAGTGCTCACGTATAAACCTGTTACCCTTGCCGGAGTTCTTGTAGGACAACCGTCGAGGGTAGCGCCTCCCGATATATCCAGTGGAATCACCGAAGCATTGCGTGAAACGGTAGACGATATCAAGGCAACAACTGGCATCTACGATGCATCTCTTGGAGCCCGTAGCAATGAGACGAGCGGCCGTGCGATTATCGCGCGCCAGAAAGAGGGTGATAATGCCAATTACCATTTCGTAGATAATCTCAACCGGGCAATGCGACACGCATGTCGAATAATCGTCGATATGCTCCCGAAAATCTATGATACGGCCCGGATGGTCAGGATTCTTGGAAATGATATGAATGAAAGCGTCGCAATGGTAAACGCGCATTATCACAATGGCAAAAACCCGAATCCGAATGGAGAGATTTACGATTTGAGCGTCGGGCGATATGATGTCATCGTGGATACCGGCCCATCGTACCAAACGCAGAAACTCGAAACGAGCGACCTTCTTATTTCTCTATGTCAAGGCAATCCTAATCTTGCCGCACAGACCGCGGACCTTCAGGCAAAACTCGCCGGCGCGCCGCAGGATATCATTGACCGGTTCCGAAAACTTCTTCCTCCCGGGCTCGTCGAGCAAGATAACAATCAAAAAGGCGTTCCGCCGGCGCAGGTACAGCAGATGGCGCAGGAGTACGAGGCGAAGATCGCTGACCTTCAGAAGCTTCTCGAACAAGCGATGGAAGACGTCGAGAAACTCGAAAAACAGGTTGCCGATAAACAGGCGGGGATCAGGGCCCATCTTCTCGAAACTCGAATAAAATCTGATACCGATATAGAGAAAGCCCACATCGCAAATTCCCATGGTTATGCCATGGAGAGTTATCGCAACGCAATAGAAAACAATCCGGCACTTGCCGAGATCATAAACGACCTATCTTTGCGTCTCGCACAGATAGAGAATACAGTAAAAGTCAATACCGCACCCGCGCGGCCCGCGGAGACTCAAGTTAGAGGAGTACCTAATGTCAACGCAAATGCCTGAAACGACCACCGACGTTATTCCAGGACAGGAAAAGGAACCGACCCTCGAGCAGCTCGTCGCACAAGACGAGAAACCGGAAGATGAAAAGAAGGAACCTGAATCCGAAACCGAGGAAGACAAACCGGAGGAAACGCCAGAGAAAGAAACCGATAAGGAGAGGAAAAGGCGTAATCAAGACCGCGCATGGCAGCGCCTCGTCCAGGAACGTGCCGAGTACAAGGCGAAAGCAGAACTTCTGGAATCCCAACTTCGCCAGAATGTGGAACCGGCAGATGAGTTTCAGAGACCGGCTCGCGATCAGTTCGAAAACGGTGAGGATTACATGGAGGCCCTTGTCTCGTACAACGAGCGCCTGGCACAGGAAATACCGGAGAGAATCGCACAATCGCAACAGCAGCCCGGTAGGACCGAAGAGGATCTTGTTCAACGAAAAGCCGACAGGGAATTCATAAAGTCCCACGACGATTTTGAAGAAGCCATCGCCGAAGTTAACAACCAAGATTACGCACTCCATGGTGTCGCCATCGACGCCGTGAGGGATTCTCCGATCAACGCAGAGCTACGGTACTACCTCGCCACCCATCAGGATGAGCTCGAGGATATCGTAGACACATCAAAATCTCGTCCAGTACGTGCGGCTCAAATGATTGGCCTGATCGAAAGAGAATTGATGGCCAAGAGTAAAAAGCCGGCAAAAACCACCAACGCTCCCGATCCACGCAAACCGGTCGGAAGCCGCGGGTCAGCCGAACGCGATCCCGAAAAGATGAGTATGCAGGAATTTGCCAAGTGGGATGCCGCTCGACTGGCATCAAAAAACAAACGATAATGAAAGGATGACGTTATGTCCACCACCGTTCTTTCGCCTACCATCATAACGAGGAAGGCGCTCATTGCATTCGTCAATAATTTGACGTTCGCCAAAGGAGTGAATCGACAATACGATTCGCAGTTCGCCAATACCGGAGCATCGCCGTCGGGCAAAATAGGTCCGACGTTGACCATCAGGAAGCCGAACCGTTTCACGATTACCTCCGGCGCCGCTTTGGCCGTGCAGGATATCGCCGAGGAATCGACGACCTTCACGGTGTCCCAGAGATTCCACGTCGGTTTCACGTTCCCGACGATCGATCTGACTCTGACGATCGACGATTTCATGGAAAGATATGTCAACCGCGCCATTGAACCGCTGGCGAATAAAGTCGATTACGATGGTCTGACGCTGGCATATCAGACTGTCGCCAATTCGGTTGGTACCGCAGATGGGAATCCGCCTGCGAGTCCGAAACCGTATCTCTATGCAAATGCCAAACTGGATGAACTCGCAACGCCGCAAAGCGGACGCCGATATGCGATCATCAACCCGATTGCACAGGCGGCAACGGTGAACGGCCTGACGACTCTTTTCAATCCTTCCGGGACCATCAGCCGGCAGTATGAAAAGGGGGCGATGGGCGATGCCCTCGGACTGACGTTCAAAATGGACCAGAATGTCAATTCGCATATCTGCGGTACCAGGGCGGCTGCCTCCGAATCGACGGTGACCACGACTTCGACATCTGGAGATACGACGATCGCCCTGACGACTGGTTCCGGTGTAACATTCAAAAAGGGAGATGTCTTTACGGTGGCCGATGTGTACGCGGTCAACCCCCAGAACAGGACAAGTACCGGATCACTTCGCCAATTTGTCGTGACCGCCGATTACACGGCAACCGGCACCAGCGCCGCGGCTCTTCCGATCTGGCCGGCGCCAGTTCTTACCGGAGCGAAGCAGAACGTCAACAAGCTTCCGACTTCCGGTGACGCCGTGACCTTCGTCGGTACCGCTTCGACCACGTACCCGCAGAACATAGTATGCTGGGAAGACGCTTTCTCTCTCGTAACCTGCGACTTGGAAATGCCGCAAGGAGTCCATTTTGCCGGACGGGAGAATTATGAGGGGATCTCCCTGCGTATAGTTCGGCAATACTCGATCGATAGTGATCAGATTCCTTGCCGTATCGATATCCTGTACGGATGGAAGGAACTCTATCCCGATGCGGCGTGCCGTATCTGGGGTCCGTTGAGCTAAATAAAAGTTACCGGTAACCGGTAACATGATAGTAAACAATCATCGAAAGAAGGTTTCAAAATGTCTGTAACAATTACCACAATGGATAGCCTTGGCACCGATGCCCCCGATGGGATGCAGATTGGTGCTTCAGCAACGTCGAAACTCGGTTTTCTCGGTGCCCCGCCGGTGTCCCAAGCGTCAGCAATAACGTCGCCGGCAACCACCGTATCTACGAGCACCTCGGCATGGGGATTCGCCACCAGTACGCAGGCGAATGCATTGATTACCTCGGTCAACTCACTATTGACCGAGGCCAGGAACCGGGGATTTGTGGCGAGCGCATAACAATGGGGCGCCGGCCTGGCGCCCTTATTTCAATAAGAGGATCTTTTGAAATTATTAATCGCTACACCGTTTTACGAAATGAAGGGATGGAGCCCTTACATTTCCTCTCTTGTTCAAACCGTTATGTGTCTTTCGAAAACAGATATTGAGTTCGATTTCTGGAACCTATCGGGAGATTCCTACGTAGATCGCGCGCGCAATCATATCGCCAAGAAATTTCTCGACAGCGATTTCACGCATCTATTCTTCATTGATTCGGATCATTCGTGGAAGATTGAGAGTTTTCTGAATATCCTGAAACATGATGAGGATATTGTCGCCGCTGGATATCCATGCAAAAATAATTGGAACTTCTACGGATGCGTTCTTGAAACACAACCCGGGTATGATCCGATTAGAGACGAGGCCGGCAATATTACTCATGTTGGGCCGGCGCGATTGAATGAAAACGGCCTTGCGTATGCGATTTATGCTCCGACCGGCTTCATGAAAATCCGGCGCAACGTTTTTGAACAACTTTCGAAGAGCTGCTCTATGTATTCCTATAAAGACGAGCTCTTCTATGACTTTTTCGGCAGAATTCCACCGCTCGGGGAGGATTCGAGTTTCTGTAAACGTTGGCGGGACATCGGCGGGGAAATATTTGTCGAACTCGATTGCGATATCAGCCATTATGGAGTGAAAGAATATGCCGGCAATTACCTCAACTTCCTAAAAGGGCAGCCGGTACCAATACAAAGCAGGGGGTCAATACCGTGGAACGTGTGATGCTTCTCATACCATGTTACCGTGGAGACATGAAAACAAGGACCGCAGTCTCGTTGATGGAGAACATGGTTTCCCTCACATCTCTCGGTTATGTGGTGAAAATATCGCATAAAGACGGATGTTGTTTCCCATGCGAGGCGCGCAATCAGCTTATCGATACTTTCTTGACGAGCGATTGCGATACCGCCATGTTCATTGATGACGATATTTCATTCCCGGCGAATGCGATATCCTTGATATTGGCAAGCGATAACGAGATTGTTGGTGGGGCCTATCCGATAAAATCGGAAATGCAGCAATATCCTATGCAGATTGCATTATCCCCTACCGATGGCGCCCCGATAAGATGTAAGGATCTCATCGGATGTAAATATCTCCCGACAGGCTTTATGAAAATCAAGAAATCGGTATTCAAGAAGCTTTCCGAGAAATATCCGGATAACGTATACAATGGTAAGACATCATTTTTCAGGGAATATTATTGGCCCGGATTCCATGGCGAAGACATTTATTTTTGTCGATTATGCCGAGATGCGGGTATTGATATCTGGTTGTATCCCGATATCGATTTCGGTCATTGTGGTGAAAAATGGTATACCGGCAATTTCTCAAAACACATTAAGGGGGATTGATGTCATATCCGAAATGGGTGCAAGTTGAGGGACATTCCGGCACGACGGCATGGTGCAAAGAGGACGAGGACAGATATTATGCGAGTTTTCATGTCGGAAATGTGATTTCCACCGAAAACGAGGTGAGGAAAAAGAGGGCATATCACAGGAAGATGAAAGAGGAATAAAATGTCTACACCGCTGGACATTATAAAAGCCGCACGGAAGTTGCTCAATCTCGAAGGGACAGGGGAAACCCCATGCTCCGAGGATTCCGCAGAGGGATTCACCATGTTGAACGATCTGATTGACAACTGGAATCTTCAAGGGTGGATTCACTATTACACGTTGACAGAAACGTTCACAATGACAGCCAATCAGTACATTTACGCCATTGGCCCGGGTCAGGCCTTCAATACCACCTTGCCGGTGAAAATAACCAATGTCGTCACACGACTTACCGCGCAGTTGATTCCGATAGATTATCCTTGCATGCTCATCGAAAGCGAACAATACTGGCGCGACATCGTGAATAAGCTGGCGACGACATACTACCCGCAGTATTGCCTTTTCACAAGAACGTATCCATATGGGGAATTGAGATTCTTCCCGGTTCCCACGCAGCCTCTCACTTGTGTACTTTCCCAATGGAAACAGATTTCCAGGTTTATAACTCATTCCGAAACCATCACATTACCACCCGGTTATGAACTGGCATTGAAATTCAATCTTGCCGTTCTGATAGCACCGATGAATGGAAGGGCCGTAAATAAAGGGGATTTCGTATATGACGAAGCGGAAAGGTTGCTTGCGACTATAAAGCGTGTCAATCAAAGAACGGTTTATTTACAGCCTGAATCGTTCATGATTCAAAAGGGACGATACTCGATTTATTCGGATTCGACGAGGTAACATGATTTTTGATGGCTTCATATCCGGAATGTATACGCATAGATCGCGCGCGGTTGATTTGCAGGAATGTGTCAACTGGTATCCTGAAGTAGTTGATCCGAATTCGAAGAATTCAATGATTCTCGCGCCGACCCCGGGAACCGTACTATTCACCACGGCCGGCACACAAACATCTCGCGGAATCTATACATCAAGCGGTGGAAGCGTCTTCTATGTAAACGGCAAAAGCCTATTTGAAATCCTTTCTAACGGTACCCATTACAACCATGGATCGCTTCGAACTCATGATACGATGGTTAGTATGGCTGACAACGGAAACCAACTTATTATCGTTGATGGGACATATGGGTACATTCTCGATCTCGCGACAAAGGTATTTTCTTTAATAACCTCATCCGGATTCCCGAGTAATTGCACACATGTTCAGTTCCTCAATGGTCGATTCGTGGCCAATAATTCGCAGATTTTCCAGTATAATTTATCGTGGTCCGATTTGTATGACGGATTTACATGGAATGGATTGAGTGTCGCATCGACAGAGTACCTTGCAGACAAATTGGTTGCAATATCGAAGGCCAATAATCAGCTATGGTTATTCGGCGAACGAACGACGGAAGTGTTTTGGGATACCGGGGATGCAGATCAGCCATTCCAACGTATCCAGGGGGCTGCATTCGACAATGGAACCGCGGCCCCATATAGCCCGGCATCGACAGGTAATATTGTTTTTTGGATTGGAAGCAATACAGCAGGAAATGGAATCATATGGAGAGCAAGCGGATACCAACCTGAACGAATCAGTAACCACGCCATTGAGTATCTGTTGCAATCGTTCGAAAAAGTGTCTGATGCGATCGGGTATTGTTACCAACAAGAAGGCCATGTTTTTTATGTCCTAACCTTTCCGACCGCCAATAGGACACTCGTCTATGATTTGACAACTGAAATGTGGCATGAACGGTCGAACTACAATAACCTCGGAGAACGGGATGACGCGCACATAGGCAACTGCGCATGTTTCGCATACAACAGAACATTGGTCGGGAGTCGAGTCGATGGCAATGTTTATTATTATGATAAAGCAACGTATACCGACAACGGAAATACCATCCGCAGAATAAGAACCGCCCCCCATGTTCATAATGAAAACAAGAGGGTTTTTTACAAGTCGTTTGAACTCGATGTCGAGAAAGGGCGTGGCCTAACCGAAGGACAAGGTTCGGTTCCCGATATCGTACTTCAGTATTCGAACGACGGTGGATTTACCTGGAATCCAGAATTGTGGAAATCTGCCGGGAGGATTGGGATTTATAAGCCGCGCGTCAAATGGTTCAACCTCGGCCATGCACGGGATAGAG